TTATTTATATTTTATAAGCAATCCAACCTTTATCTTGTTTCCTTTTACCCAAAACTACATCATAAAGGTGTTTTAAATTATTTTGCCTTTGAAATTCCTTCAAATTATTAGTATTATATTCAATTCCATTGGGCGATACTACAATATAAGTATTTTTACACACAGATTGAACTCTTTTGTCTATGGTTTCTTTTGGTAATTTTCTTCCTTTTAAAGTATTGCTTATTTTACGTTTTTGTTCTTCACTTTTAAGAGGCATCTTTCTCCCGAAAGAACTTTGTCGTATTTTTTCTATTGCTTCTGGTGTATGTCTCCACCCACTACATTTTTCTTTCAGAATTTTCCTTGTAATGTCTTTTACAATTCTACCAGAAGCACCTTCTCCACCAAAAGTTTTATTTAAAAGAATTCCACCATCAATTTTCCTACCAAATACATTTATCATATAAGTTTCGTGTTTGAATGCTTCTTCCTCTGTTAGATTATTTTTAAGTATTAATACTCTATCTTTTGGAGGAACAGAGCAAGGTTTTCCATTACTTTCAAATAATCTATATCGAGTCCCCTTGCCAATATAATAAGGAGTTCTGTCCTTACGCAAATAAGCATAAGTATAAAACCTATTAGGATTTACCATAGTTCTACTTCTAAATTGAGTTCGCAATAGTATTTATACAAGGAAAGGTGCCCGAAGACACCTTCTCCACTCTTATGTATGCGAACTCATTAGAGCATTATTATTTATCAATCAAAGATGCGACCCCATCCTGTCTTATCTCTTCCGTTCTCTAACCAACGACGAACCAAGTCTGATTTCTTATAAACAACACCCTTACCATTTGTGACTGGACCAGTGTATCCATCATTCAGAGAACCATAAGGATCATTAATCACATAATCTTCACCCCTTTTGCCAATGACTACACAAATGTGCCCGCCAGTAGGTGCAGATAAAGGACCCCGATGAAGAATCCCGATACATACAGGTCTCCCAGCGGCAAGCTCACGATCAAGATTAGCAAAAGAAAGATTGTAACTAAACTGTGACTTAATACCATAAGACGCAAGAACTTTGGTTTGAACTGCGTGATCAGTTGTGTCACCAACTGCGAAAACCTTACGAATGTATGCGTCATCGCCCTTTGGTCCTGAAAGTGTGCCCGGTTTAAAGTATTCTAACACCATTGCACAAGAAGACGAATTACAGGTTCTATTTGCGTCTCTATAATTATCTGTTTGTGGATAAAAAGGAACATCTAAAACACCAGGAGTCTTCGGTGCTTCAACTTTGGATCTAAAAATACGAACCCAATTTGAATCATCATCCATTAAGTCTTCTGCTTTTGCCAGAAGATCCTTTTCAAGTTGCTCTACTGATGCAACATGTTTTGGATTCTTTGGATCATAATGCTGGAAAAAGTTATGAAGATCTATTTGCATTTTATTCTCCTATGTATTCGAGTGAAAAAACATCATGTTCTGAAATATCTGGATTCAACCATTCACTAAATTCCGATTGAATTGAATGTGCTGCCTCAATATCATATTCGGACAATTCATGAATTCGATCAATTGCCCAATCATGAGAATTCCGAAGAGTGTTTTCAAGCGTAGTCATAGTATTTAGAAAATCATCATCCTTTTTAAGTCTATCATTTTTATGCATGAATGGCAACTCTAAATAGGTAAATAAAGAATGCTTATGAATTGGCAATATAATGGAGAGGTCTTTACCGATGTTCCCAAAGGAATGGAAGGATTTGTTTACATAATTACGAATCTTACGAATAACAAGAAATACATTGGTAAAAAACATTTCTGGACCAGACAAAAGGATAGAAAGACTGGAAGAAGAAAAACACTTGAAAGTGATTGGAAAAATTACTTTGGTTCTTGTGATGAATTGAATGAGGATGTAAAGAAATTAGGTAGAGAACATTTTCTTCGTGAGATTCTCTACCTATGTCCTCATAAGAAATCTATGAGTTATTATGAAACTTATGAACAGTTTAACCGTAATGTATTAATGAGTGAAGAGTATTATAATACAAATATCGGCGGCACCTTTTATATGAGTGAATCTGAAAGAATTTATGGTGCCGCCCTTAAGAGCTCTAAGTATTATTAAATATAACTTATCTTCAACGGAGACAAACCTAGTCTAGCAATAAAAAAGGGGACTTGTCAAGCCCCCATGTATCAGTTTATATTACAATTTTACTTATCACCACTCATATGTCTTTCAGATTCTCTTGCTTTTTGCAGTGCTTGTCCAGTATTCTGCTTTCCAGGAATAGCAGTATGGGCAGATCCTGACTTTCTTTTGTTTTCTTTATTGAACTTTTTTTGAAGATATTCAGTTCTTCTTGTTTCCTCAACAATGTCCTGAATAACTTCTGCTTCCATTTCAAGCATTACATAATGTGCTTCATCTACGGTGTCTGCGTGCCCATTGGAGAGAAGATACTCAAGAACAAGGTCATAAGCATCATACTCATAGGACTGGTTCAATACCTTCTCTCTAGCGGTCTGTCTAGGCGATACAGGAGTCGGTTTTGGAGTAGAGGCAATGGCAGCAGTCGCAGGAGCAACGCTTCCAGAGGCGCTAGGAGAGGTGCTAGGGGCAGATGCTACGGTTGCTGGTTTGAATGCTGATGCTCCGGCAGTTGGTGATGAAAACGCTTTAGCACCGGCAGACTGACCCGCTGACTGAACTTTAGAAGTTGTACCTGCTGCTTTTGCTGCCTGAAGTGCTTGCTCTGGATTAGCACCACCTGCTCTTGCGGTTTGTGCTGCTTTTAATTCAGCAGAGGTTGGAGTTCTTCTTTCAAATGAAGTTTTACCTAGCATACCAGTTGCTGGTTTTGCTGGTGCTGCAGGTCTTGTGGGAGCAGTTTTAGCAGCAGCAGGTGGAGTAGAAGCAGGTGGTTTTGGTGCTGGTGGTTTTGGTGCTGGTGGTTTTGGTGCTGGTGGTTTTGTAGGTGCAGGTTCTGCACCTTTACCTGTCACAAAACCTTTAGCAAAGTCCCCAATTGCTCTAGTAGGAGCACTTACAGTTCGTGAAACTGCATTATAAGATCTTGCAATTGGATTAGAAGATGTTGTTTTTTGACCCATAAATCCTTGAGCATATGCACCAGCAACATCTCCAAATGCTCTTCTTGCTTGACCAAATTTTTGTCTCAAAGAAGATCCAAGTCCTTGAGCATCTTCTTTGAGATAATCCTCATACATCTCTTCCCAAGTATAATCACTCAAGTCATATCCTTCTTCTAGAAGTGAATTGACCCAGTTCTCAACTTCTTCCCAGATTTGCTCTTCGGTGAGTTCTTGAGGAGCATAAACAGCAGTATATGCTTCCATCATCCCACGCGCTTCACTAGCAGTAATTCTAGACATTTCTTCTTCGTAATGCTTTTATAAACTTATTTATAAAAAAAGGGTCTTAAGACCCTCAAAAATTATTTTTTATCTAGTCGATTTATAACCCCAAGACCTACAGTTGCAATAGTTCCAATTAGTCCGCAGGTCATAGCCCACTCCGCAAGATCTAGAGCATTTTTCCTATGAAGTTCTGCTCTATAACATTCCCACGAATCTGGATTTCTAGTTTGTTGGCAAATTTTGTCTACCTTATATGCAGTCCAATATTCTCCAGTTCCTTTTGGACCTTCTCCCAATACAGTATACCACGCAAAACAAAGAATAATAATTGATCCACTACCCATAATGGTAGAAGAAAGAGCTGCTTTGATCATTTTGATTTGTTAGAACATAGGTATTATAAACCACATACCTTCACAAGTCAAGGGTAAAATTAATAATTTTTTATAATACTTTCTCCGTTATTATTAAGTTTTTTTTATGTTTGGTTTTAAGATTGGAGTTGGTGATAATGAAGCAATTTTATTTGTAGAACTAACAATATTATTCGTAGGTTGTCTATTACCAATTACTGGAGATCCCTGAATAGATTTTGCCTTTTGAAATGCAGCATCACGAGATCCAGAAAAGCGAGATAAATATGTCGAATTAGAGGCAGGTGATGGTGGTTGAAGAGCATTTCTAACATTTCTTACGGGGGCAGTTGCATTAGAATATGCATTTATTTGGCTTGGACTATAGGATTGTCTTGATAAAGACATAGAATTATTTTTATTTTCCCCCGGTTTTTTATTAAAATCAACATCGTGAGTAGTTAATCCTCTACGTTGCGATAGTGCAAGTGCAATTTCGGCAGGTTTATACATCATTTGTGACACATTTCCTCTTCTCACAGCATTTACAAATTCTCCTCCAAGTTGTCCTGGAGTTTTATTAGTATCATATTTTTGCCTAAATCCTGTTATTTTTCCAGTATTATCACGTTTCCAATCCCTATCTCCAATTCTTCCCATTGTCTTAGATGCAGCAAATCCCGCAGGAGTATCTGAATAATCTTTATAATCAATATCTTTACTTCCTCTTGCCAATGCTCTACTACGTGCTGACTTAATTTCCCTTTCCATATCTGGAGAAATATTTCTATCTGTTCTATTAATACCAAGAGCCCCTGCTGCTATTGCCGGAACAGCTTCACGAGCAGCTCCAATACTTCCCCGGATTTTATCAACCATATTCATTCTAGAAGAATCTCTGGAAGATCCATCATTTCTATTAGTGATTTTTGGAGATGGTGCTATTGTTGATTTGACTTTATTAACTTCCGAACCAACTCTATTAGATACTTGTTGTGCTACTCTTTGACCATATCCTTGTAATCTATTAATTCCTCCTGATATTGGTTGATTAA